TAGGCCGTAGGCCGCGAGCAAAATGACTCAGCAGGTCGCCAATTTCTTCGCGGGTTGCCGGGTCAATCTCAGTCAGGATGTTTTCCAGCTTGTCCAGGCACTCGCGGGCGTTTCTTGATGCGGTTATCAAGGCATCCTGAGCAACCACAGCGGTGGCCAATGGCTCTTTTAAAAACCACGTCCGGAACCCGTGCAAGGCGTGGATTTTTTCGACAAGCTTTTCGGTGATTGCCCGATGACCGCTGATCATCTGACCGACATATGCGCCGTCTCGGTATCCCAGCAGCCGACCAAGGCTGGCATTGCCGCCTTTTAGCCTGGCCAGATCGGCAATCCGCTTCTGACGCCACTGTTGATCACTGCTTTCACTCATGTCTTGAGCGTAGCTTTTACTAAAAGAGCATTGGCTGTTGTTTTGCTTTAGCATTTGCTATATCATCCCAATCTATGCAACTCAATGAATATCTGAAAAGCCCTGGCGCACTGTCTGTGCGGCAGCTTGCTTTGGCTGTCGGCGTCAAGTCCGACATGCAGATTCGCCAGTGGCAACACGGATACAGCGCCCGTAAGCCCGGCCCGATTTACTGCATGGCCATCGAGCGCGCCACCAATGGCTTGGTAACCCGACGCGACCTTCGTCCAGACGACTGGAAGGCTATCTGGCCCGAGCTGGCCGAGCCTGCCGCTTCTTCTGTTTATTCCAACTGATGAGGTGATATGTCCATGCCTGAAGTGTCAGCCGCCATCACCGACACGTCACGCAAGATCGAGCGCACCATCTTGCAAGCCCTTGCAGAAAAGGGCCAAGCCCATGCCGCCACCCTCATGGGCGCATCAGAGTCAGCCGTGTCGCGCATGAAAGACGGCCAGCTCGAAGCCCTGTCCAAACTGCTCGCAGCCATCGGCCTCAAGGTCGTACCCGCCCAATACAAGTGCCTCGACCCGATCAAGGCCCAAGCCATGGTCACCCTCTACGAAGCCGCCATGCAACGCATCACCAACCCTGTCGAGTTGTTGTTTGGAGACGAAGAGTGACAGACCCAAAACCAATGCAAACACGAGTGGGTGGCCGCCCAGCTGGTGAGGTGCGCCGCGCTTTGCTTCAAGCCGCTGTGGCGCTGAACATGGGCGACCGTGCCGCCACCTTGCGCGAGCTGGCCCGCAAAGCCTGTGTGGGCCAAAAGGCCGCTCGGGTGGCGGTGTCCAACATGCGCCGCTCTGGCGCTCTGGTCATCGTGCGCGACCGGCATGAGTCGTACCGCACCCGCCCCGTGGCCGAATACGCGCCCGGTGCCATGGCCTGCACCCAAACCCCTTCTTCCAATCCCTTCCAGGCGCTGGCAAGCGCTTGGGCTACTTCAACCATCTAAAGGTCCACGCATGATTCGCACACAGCTGCTGGTGGGGCAGACACCAGCCGGGACAAACACCCTCTTTTGCGAGGGCCAGTCATGACCGAGCAAAACAACACACGGGGCAGGGCGCCTTTGCCCCCCATCAAGTTCAACGAACTGGCCGAAGCGCTGCTCTCGCGCATCGACACGTTGGTGCCTGCATGGCTGCCGGGTGGCGTGACGCGTGGCCACGAATACGTGTGCGGATCGCTGCAAGGCGGCTCGGGCACCAGTTGCAGCATCAACCTGACCACTGGCCAGTGGGCCGACTTTGCCAGTGACGAAAAAGGCGGCGACCTGATCAGCCTGTATGCCGCCATGCACGGCGTGACCATGGGCAAAGCGGCCCTGCAAGTCGCCCGCGACGAAGGCCTGGAAGACGTGGCCGGCGTGCAGCGCGATGCCAACCACCAGCGCCCCGAGCGGCCCGAGCCACCACCGGCCAAGGCCAAGGCCCCGCGCTCTGACGAAGGCTGGGCCACGACACGGCCCGTGCCAGCGCACGCGCCCAAGCCCACATTCAAGCACTACCACCGCAAAGAGTCCGAGATCATGCGCACGTCCGAGTATTCGGTCGGCGGCGATTTGATGGGCTACGTGGTGCGCTTTGCCACCAGCGATGGCGGCAAAGACGATCTGCCTTACACCTGGTGCACCAGCACCAAAGACGGCTCTCAGGCGTGGAAGTGGAAGCAGTTCGACGAACCCCGTCCGCTGTACCTGCCCGGCAAGGCTTTGCCCACCGCCGACCAGACCGTGATCTTGGTCGAAGGCGAGAAAAAAGCCGATGTGTTGCAAGCCTGCCTCGACTCTGGCGCCCCCGGCATCTACGCCGTGGCCAGCTGGCCCGGCGGCTGCAAGGCGTGGGCCAAGGCTTCGTGGGACTGGCTGCAAGGCGCCACCGTGCTGGCTTGGCCAGACTGCGACAGCAAGCGCGAAAACCCTTCAGCCAAAGAACTGAACGCCTGCGACGGCGAGGCTGGCCGTGAAGCCCTCAAGGCCTCCATGCCCTTCAAGCCCGCGCACAAGCAACCAGGCACGGCAGCGATGATTGGCATTGGCCACCTGCTGACCGACACGCACGGCTGCACGGTGCAGCTGCTGCCCATCCCCGCCCCTGGCCTTGTGCCCGATGGCTGGGACGCCGCCGATGCCATCCAGACCGACGGATGGGGCTTTGCCGAAGTCATGCAGTTCTTTGGCCGCGCTGGCCCGCTGCCCGCGCTTGATGGCCAAGCCCCTGCCACCCCCGCCGCTGTGGCCGATCCTGAAAAAAAAATCGATCCCCCTGTTGGCACACGGGCCAGTGATGATGCCGCCGCCAGTGGCGACTTGCCCTGGTGGCTCAAGCCCTTTTGGGATGCCGACAAAAGCCGCTGGAACGTCTCGCGCAAGACCGTGATCGCCGCCTTGCGCCACGATCCGCTGCTGGCCAACACCATGGGCTTCAACCAGCTGTCCAACAACATGGAATTGCGCCAAGACTGGCCAGTCCCCCAGGCCCGCGCTGGCCGCATCAAAGGCTCCGCCGATCTTCTGCTGGGCGACTGGCTCAGCAAGCAATACAAGCTGCCCAGCATCACCCGCCAAGCCATCACCGAAGCCATGGAAACCGTGGCCCATGAGAATGCCTGGCACCCGATCCACGACTACCTCAAAGGCCTGCAGTGGGACGGTACCAGCCGCCTTGACAAATGGCTGGTCTGGACGCTGGGTGAGACCCCCGAAAGCCTTGGCCCCGTCATGGTCGAGTACTTTGGACTGGTGGGCCGCTATTGGCTGCTGGGCATGATCAACCGAGTCATGGAGCCCGGCTGCAAGTTCGATTACTGCCCCGTGCTCGAAGGCCCCGGCGGCTTGGGCAAATCCACCATGGTCGAGGTCTTGGCCAGCACCGCTTGGTACAGCGACACCCAGTTTGAAATCGGCAAGGGCAAAGAATCCAGCGAGCAAGTCGGCGGCGTGTGGGCCATCGAGCTGGGCGAAATGTCGGCCATGGGCAAAGCCGAAGTGACCGCCGTCAAGGCCTTCATCACCTCCAAGGTGGATCGGTACCGGCCCGCCTACGCCCGCACCATCGAAGAATTCCCGCGCCAGTGCGTCTTGGTGGGCACCACCAACGAAAACACGTACTTGCGCGACCGTACAGGCAACCGCCGTTTCTGGCCCATCCCCGTCAAGCAGCCCATCAAAACCAGCTGGCTGGCCCGTTGGCGCGATCAGTTGTTTGCCGAGGCCTACGCCCTCTACCTGGAAGGCAAGCCCTACACCCCGTCACGCGAACAGGAAGAACGCTTGTTCGTCCCAATGCAAGAGGCCCGCCTGATCGAAACCGCTGTCACCAGCGAACTGCTCACAGTGCTGACCCGCGAGCCGGGCAAAGGCACCTATGCCGACATCGTCAACAACCTGACCGACTTTGTGACCATCGACATGCTTTGTCATGCCTTGGGCGCAGACGCGGGCAAAGCACCTGCAGGCATGCAAACCGAGATCCGCGCCTGGATGAACAGCCAAGGCTGGGAAAGCAAAAAGGTCCAGATCAACGGTGTGCGCCGTCCAGGCTGGGTGCGCCCCAAGGGCTGGCCATTTGCTGAGTCCGACGAAACCCAAGCCACCCCTGACGCAGCGTCAGCGAGTGCATCGCCCATCACAGGCCCATTCACAGACGATGCGCCTTTCTAAGCCCACCCCCTCAACCCTGCCCACGACGCTGAATGGCGCTCGTGTGGTGGTCTCATGCCTAAAGCAGGCATGGGATGCAGATCGCACAGCGCCGCACGGCTGCTGCCACCACGCCAGCGAATGGATGCGCGTGCTGTCCTCTATGCCCTGAGTGTCCAAGTGTCCACCTGTCCTGCGCCCTGCATAGAGGGGCAGCAGCAGCCATAGGGCTCCACTTAAGGGGTTCCGCCGCTGCATGGTCAGGTGGGTGCACAGGCACACACACCTGCAGGCGCAGGCGTGCAGGCAGGCGCACACGCTCACGCGCGCTCGCGCATCGCGCAATTTCATTTAATTACCTTTATAAGTGGAGAAGAGGACAGATGGACACTTTGAACCCCCCGAAGCCGACCCCAGTGAAATCCGCTGAAGAGGTCGAGGCAGTGATTGCCACCATCAAGGCCCACATGCCCGAGACTTACCAGGCCATCAAGGACAAAGCGGCCACATTGGGCAAGGCTGCATTTGGGATGGTCCGCGCAGGCATCAAGGGCGAGCCCAATTGCTTCTACGCCTTCGAGGCAGGCCATGTGGTCGGCACCCGCTTCAACCAGCCCGACGTGCAAGCTCACATTGCCATGGGCATGGTGACCTTGGGTATCTCCAGCTGGGCCATCTGGCCGGATTACACAGTGCAGCAGCAAGTGCGCGAACAGGTCGAGGGTGCAGGCCATGGCACGCATTGACTGGGTGCGTCAACGCCTGGAAGCCTGGGCACGATGGGCGCGTGAGTGTGAAGCGGGTGCGTTGGGTTACCCGAAGAAGTCTGCCTTCTTGCGTGTGGGCAGTGGTGGTGGTGCCATGGGCTCACAGGCCCTGAGCGATTGTGACGCCAGCCTGACCGACACCGCTGTGCATTCCCTGCGCTTCACGCACCCCCACCTGCACAAGACCCTGCAGCTCTACTACATTCAAGGCCTCGACGTCAAGCGTGTGGCCAAGATCATGGTCAAGGCTGAGTCCACCATCAAGGCCCACCTTGAGGCCTCAGACCACGCCCTGTGCGCTTGGTTCACAGCAAGGCAGGAGACCCAAGCCAAAGCCCAGCAGGTGCATACGCGTGCATCTATGGGCCTTCGTGGGCCATCCTGAGCCCACCACGGCAGGGGGTTTTACGACATAGACTTATCTGCTACATTTCGGGCAAGCTCTGGCAACAGTCATGCAACGGAAGTCAAAGCCCGGCGCGTAACCGTCAAAGCCCCGCTACACTGCCCCGTGTCGGGGCTTTTCTATTTCTGCACATGCTCTCTGCCCCCAAACCCTGCGGTCACCCCGGCTGTGGTGTGCTGGTGCGAGACGGATCTGGCCGGTGCGCTAAGCACCCCAAACCCGCATGGGCAAAGAAGGTCACCACCACCAAACGCACTACTGGCCGCAAGCTGCAACGCATGCGCGCTGAGCTGTTCGCCCGTGCGCCGCTGTGCGCCATGTGCGAAGCCGCTGGCCGCGTCACCCTGGCCACCCAGCGTGACCACATCAAGCCATTGGCCGAAGGTGGTGCCGACGATCAATCGAATGAGCAGGGCCTGTGCCACGCGTGCCACGAGGGAAAGAGCGAGGCCGAACGCCTGCGCGGCCTGCGCCGGTCACGGTTCTGAGCTGGCAGGGGAGGGGGAGGTCGAAAGTCTGGCCCCCACCACCGGAAACCGACCGGTTCCCCAAATTTTTGCGTGCGCGGGTTTTGGAGGGGGGGGTACTCCCCGGCAAGGCCTGAAAACGAACAACCAACCAACTGAAAGACCATGGGACTCCGAGGACCGCAGCCTAAACCTGCAGCGCTGAAGCTGCTCGAAGGGAATGCGGGGAAACGCGCGCTTGATTTGTCGGCTGGGGTCAACCCTCGGGTGGAGATCCCGGACGCGCCGCGCCACCTGGGCAAGGAAGCCCGCAAAGAGTGGAAGCGGATCACGCCGATCCTGGACGAGCTGGGGCTGATCAGCGGGCTCGACCGCACTGCGCTGGGTTTGTACTGCCAGGCGGTGGGCCGGTTGACCGAGTTGGAGATGGCTTTCAACGGCCAAGTGTCGCGCCTGGAAGAGGGCGGGGCCAGCTATGTCGACGCGGTTGCCACGGCCAGCCAAAGCGAGACGCCCAGCGGCTACGTGCAGCAAAGCGTGATGACCCAGCTGATCAAAAACCACCGCGAGCAGGTCAACCGCTACCTGATGCACTTTGGCCTGAGCCCTGCAGCGCGTGCGCGGGTGCAGGCCTCGAATTATGTGGACCCCACCATGTCGCTGCCCGGCTTTGAAACGCCGCAACAAGCCAGCGGCTTTCAGAAATTCTCTGTCGTTCGATGACCAAGTTCACCGAGGCCGCGCTGGGATATGCCCAGGGCGTGGTGGCGGGCGAGATTGTGGCGTGCAAGTGGACGCGGCTGGCTTGCCAAAGGCAGCTTGACGACCTGGCACGCGAACGGTCGGACGACTGGCCGTGGGTTTTTGATGATGATTTGGCCTCGCGGCCGTGTGAGTTCATCGAACTGCTGCCCCACATTAAGGGCAAGTGGGCGAGGGAACGCCGCC